TTAACTATTTATGACAAGCAGACAATTACTGAGATGTATTCTTTTGTTGTGGTACAAACTACGAGTTCATGGAAAGCACAAGCTGAAAAGGGCGCTCATGATGATCTTGTTATGGCTTTAGCTATTGCCTGGCAAATGTACCAAATCGTTCCACTACGAAAGTTAGAAGCTCCCTTTATCCAACCTGTTTATAAACCAAACGATGACATTATAGGCATATGACAAAAAATGAACTTTGGATGCAATGGTACTATAGGAATAGAGATAAATTTCTTGCTAAAAGAAGTATTCAAAGAAAGATGAGGTATCATACTGATCCCCAATATAGAAAAAAGATCTTAGAGTTAAATACTAAAAATGCTCTCATATGGCAAAAGGAAAATAAAGAAAAAGTAAAAAAATATAGAAAGATTTATTATCAAAAGAATAGAGAGGTATTTATACAAAGAGCTTTACAAAGATATATAAAATTAAGATTACTATGACAGAACTTACACCGGAACTAAAAGAACAATTAACGGCCATAATTGGTACACAAAAGCCCTACATCCTTGAATTGGAGAAAGAAGCAGAACGAATTGAGCATGGAACTATCCTTGTTGAAATAGGCGTGCGAGCTAAAGTTATTAATAAGATGGATTTTATAGAGATACGAAAGAAATGGGTACAATCGCAACCTTCAAAGCTTGACCCAAAACCCCAAGCGTGATACATATTTGCTAGTCTATTCGTGACAACACGCAAGGCAGCCTTTTATTGGCTGTCTTTTTTTATGGCAAACTTTAATACAATTCCCAAAGCAGATCTTGATGAGAATGAACTAGCAGAAGAAATGACTGAGCAATTCAGGATTGCTAAGCTTTATCTTGATCCCGTTCATTTACGAATGAACTATCAGGAAGAATTGTACCGAACCTACATCGATAAGAATAACTATCCTCACTCTGCACGAGTCTTTGATCCACGCATCTTCAGAGTCATTGAAACAATAACCCCTCGTATGGTTGCTAACGAACCAACCGGCTCTTTCTATCCGCAAGAGTCAGGTGATGAAGTAACCGCACAAATACTTAATGCCATGACAAAGTATGACTGGCGACGTGCTGAGATGTTCCCTAAAGAAGTGATGTTTGTTAAATCAATGCTTATCTTCGGTACAGCTTTTGGACGTAACTTCTGGGACTTTCGGGAGAAGGAAAAAACGCAAATGGAGCCAAAGAAAATCAATGGCCGTTTAGTCTGGACACCTACCAATAATAAAAAGATTAAAGTAACCGAGTTTGATGGTCCTAACTTTGAGACGCTTAATATCTATGACTGTTTTCCTGATCCTAATTCTTCAAGTCTCTCAAATATGCGTTGGTTTATTTACCGGACCTTTTCAACACTTGAAGAACTTGAACAAGAAAACGATGCCCGTGGCTCTGAGTATTGGAAGAATTTGGATAAACTTCGGGGTGCTGTGAATAAGAAAATGCAGCAGAAGAATAATTTGCCCGGAGGTGGACAACCACAGAATATGCAGTTTAGAGAACACAGACGCATCATGCTTTCAACCCAGGAGTTTCATGGTAAAGATAGCTCAAATCCTGAGTTTGTCATCCTTCGTCGATTAACACGAGATCGATGGGTCTATATTGTTCCTGAATTTAATCTTGTTATTCGTGAAGAAGACAATCCGTACTTTCATGGTGATTTAACAATTGTTCATGGTGTTGATTATCCGTATCCAGGTGAGCTGTACGGTATGGGAGAGATTGAACCACTGGATAGAATACAGCGTGCAATCAATGCAGTTCTTAATCAGCGACTTGATAACGTACAGCTCACTCTTCGTACTATGTGGAAAGTTCGTAAAGGTGCAGGGGTAGACATGCACACCCTTGTTTCAGCTCCAGGGAACATTGTCACAACTGATGATATGAACGCTGTTGAACCGCTTGAGACACCGGATGTCACAGGTCCTCAGTTTGTCCAGACAATGAACTATCTTACAGCAGCTTTACAGAATGGATCAGGAATAACTGATTATACGATTGGGGTGCAGAAATCAGGTGATATCGCTAATAAGACAGCAACAGGCGCACAACTCATTCAGAACGAAGCAAATGCCCAGTTTAAACTCAAGATACAACTGTTTAATCACATGGTTATTCAGCGGATTGTGAATCAATGGAAAGATTTACGTATCCAATACACAACCGAAGCACAGAAGCTTCGTATTATCGGAAAAGATGAAGTCAACCAACTGAAACAGAATACTAAGCTGTCTCAAACGACACCGGATGGTGAACAGATTATGCCGGGTGAGCTTGAGAAAAAAGCAGTTCTTGAAATCTCACAGGATCAATCATTCGCATTTCTTAATGTGTTACCGGATAACATTCAACCCTCAATCGTTGGGGATTATGATTTTATTGCAACCGTAGGAGTCGATCAATTGAATGATCCTACAGTTATGCAACAGAACTTTTTTGCAGCACTTGATCGGGTATTAACACCTGAATGGTCGCAAATGCTGTATCGAAACGGCAAGATGGTGAATGTTTTAATGCTTACACAAAAGATATTTGAAAAGCTGCAAGTTGGAATTGATGCAGACAATGTACTTACTGACTTTCCTAAAGGCCAGAACTTCAACTTTGATATGCCGAAAGTTAATATTGCCTTTGACTCACTTCCGAAATCGGGTAAGATCTCTGCTGCTGCGAATGCCGGTATACAGATTGATCCGAATGATCCGGCACTCGATCAGATGGGAACCGAGACAACCCGTATCATGGTTGATCCAACGACACCGCAAGGCGAAGCAATTGTACAAGCTAGTGGTTTAGTACCCCAAAGTCAAACGCCATCAACTGAACCGATGCAGCAAGAGGATATGAATCAAGTCATGCAAGGCGCTCAGGATCAGAGACAACAAATCAGTAATCAAGTAGCTGGAAATCAGCCGGGACAAACAGGAGGCATGATAAATGGACAATAACGAATTAACACCGGAACAAAAGCAACAACAGGAAGAATATCTGAGAGCAGAACTGGCAAAAGGAGTAGCGTTTGAAGCGTTTAAACATTCTGAAGCATATAAGTATTTGCAAGCGTATTACGAGAATGTGGTTAAAAACTTTACCAATAAAGCTATTCTTACTGGCTTTAAAGATATGGAAGAATACCGGGAAGAACGGGGAAAAGTATTAGGGATTAAAGGTATGTTTGAAGGAATCCAATCATCCCTACTCACGCTTGCTGAGCAACGAAAGAAAACAAAGGATAACGAAAATGAGCAAACTGAATGATTTACCAGAAAGCAAAGATGAATATTGGAATGGTGCTGAGAAACACAATGATAAACCTGTTGCTATTCCCATGTGTAAAACACATACAGCTGAGAACTGGCAGGAACACATTGGGTATAAGCAGGAAGGCAATGTAGTGCTTTGTACGAAGTGTCCGTGGGGGACACCATTACCGGGACACTTACGAGTACTGTTTGGCAAAATAGTAAATTTACGAGCCTTGTAGGTTGAATTGTGGAGGGTTTGGGCAGGACTCTTCACTATTCAGCTCGCAAAGCTGACCTTCACTACAGGTAAATAGTGCTATTTATATAAGTTGGGCGTTCTTCGAATACGTTAAACGATGCGAAAGGGGGTGAGTCGATTGCAAGACAACCTAGACCAATTGGCTGCGGCTATGAATGGTCATCAGATAACTGATGATACAGGAGCTATAGCAGATGAGACAACATCTGTAGAGGACACAGCCTCTCTTGAAACAAACACTGTAGATGATACTGCAACGGCAGAGAAGTCGGCGGAAGCAACGGAAACAGCACCCAAAGCTGAAGATGGTGATTCTGAAAATACACTCGCAGAGGATGAAACAGGAAAACGGTATGTCCCGGAAAGCCGGTTTAAAGAAGTATACGGAAAGTTGAAGAATTTAGAGCGAGCACAATCTGCTGCTCAAAAAACTCCTACATTGGAGGCAACTTTTCCAGCTTCTACATCGTCTGCTCCACAAACTGTTGATAAAACAGAAGCGTTGGAGACAGAAATGCTTTTTGCGACAATGCCTTCATTTAATCCGGATTCTAAAGAGTATTCTCAAGAACTGGATGCGTTGGGAGCAACAATTTATAAAGCGGCAGGTACAACTGATGCTAAAGGGAACTTTAAGCCAGGTATAACCAAATTACAAGCTGCCAGACAAGCTGTTGCCCAAGCGAGAAAGTTTACAGAAAACCAGATCGCTATAGCGCAGGAGGCACGCCAGGTAAAGGCCAGCCAGGCAGACCAAGGCATTACCACACGAGTTATTAGTAAAGGGGCTGGAACTCCTGATCCTAATAACATGTCGCTTGAGGAAAAAGAGAAGTGGCTCAAGGAAAACGGACAGTGGTAATACACGGCTCGGTTAGGGGGTGAGTAGAAAATGGCAGTTAATAATGCAGCAACAATTAGTTCGTTGAGCGTTGTTTCAACAGCGATTAAAAACCGTTATTATGACGAGTTGTTTTTGCGTGTAGCAGAAAGTAAACTCGTTCATAAACAGTTAGGACAGCTCGACCGACAGATCCCCCAAGGACAAGGTGGCTTTGGTACAGGCGTTGTGTATTGGACTCGTTGGAGTAATCTTGCACTTGTGTCCGCAGGACAGGGTGAAGGTGTACCAACAACCGCACAATCAATGACCGCTACCAATATTACCGGAACAGTAGCACAATACGATGCAGCAGTTTCTATCTCTGATATCGTTGCGTATACCGCTTTTGGTGATGTGATGAAAGCAGCAATGCAAAGACTTGCATATAACGCTGGTCTTAGTATTGATACCGTTGTGAGAAATATTATTTCTACAGCAGGTACGCT